CCGCAGGAGAATCAGGGTGGAGAGATGACTCTCCCTTTCTTTTACCACAAGAATTGGTTGCGTATTGGTGTTCGTCAAGATTTTATTGACATGGGTGCCATTAATTTTTCTGCGGTAGTTCCCCTCCGTAATTCCAATGGAGTAACCTCTGAGTCTATTGAGTACCAAGTTTACGCTTGGGCCTCTAACGTCTCAATGGCTGCTCCTACTACTGGATTGGCCCTTCAAGCTGGTGATGTTCCAGCTAAGAAGAAAGCCGAGTCTAAGATTAGGAAGGACGGACGGGTCTCCCGTAGTCAAGGTGCTGGTGACGTTACGTACAGAGCCAAAACCGAACATACCCCTTCCATGGGAGTTGCTTCTGGATCTGGAAGCTCCGATGAATATGGTAAGGGTCCCATTTCCATAGTTGCTAGTGCAATCTCAGCAGCTACTGGAGCCTTGTCGGATACACCGGTTATCGGACCATACATGACTGCTACAAGTTTTGTGGCTAAGACTGCAGCTGACGTTGCTTCTTATTTTGGTTGGTCTAATCCTCCTGTGTTATCCAATGTTTCTCCTTTTAAGGATTTGCCGTTTCACGGAATGGCTTGCCCAGAGCTCTCGACTCCCGTTGAGAAACTTACTCTGGATCCTAAAAATGAGCTGTGTGTGGATTCGCGCACAGTCGGACTTGATGGTGTTGACGAGCTCAGCATGGAATCAATTGTTACTCGAGAGTCACATGTCGAGTATTTCACTTGGCTTAGCTCTGCTTCGCCTGATAGTCTTCTACACAGTATTGCGATTTCGCCTCACATGGTTAAAGTCACTGGAAATGCTATTTACCCTACACCTATGGCACATGTTGCCCAGTTGTTTGAGTTTTGGCGTGGAGATATTATACTCCGATTTCAAGTGATTTGCACACAATACCATCGTGGGCGTCTTTTGATTTCATGGGATCCCATGCGCAATATTGCGGGAGAAATTAACACTGAGATAGTGACATACTCGCGTGTGTATGACATTGCTCAAGATCGCGATTTCGAGATTCGAATCCCTTACATCCAAGCTCTTGCCTGGCTGAAGACTCGATATCGCAATTACACAGTACAAACCGCGACATCTAATCCTTTTGGTCTTACAACCTACGACCCTAATTTGGATAATGGTGTATTGTCTGTACGAGTCCTTACTGGACTCACTGCCCCAGTTCTTCCGTCTACTGTTTCAGTGGCGGTTTCAGTACGAGGGGCACCCAACCTGAGTTTTTCGTCTCCCGTTACCCTAAAC